TGAAACATACCTTGTAAACTTCTACAAATCTCGTCAGGCTTGATCCAATGGAAACTCTAAATTATCCTAGAACTTCGAAAGCTCTCACTGAAATTTGTTTCGATGCCTTCAACGAAACTATTGGGGAATTCATTGACGACTTAGAACCAGAGGAGATTATGGATTGTTTCCGAGGAGCAATCTGTTATAACATTGATTACCACACGGGTGAGACGGGGAAGTTTATGGAACTACTTTCTTATGTAGTTCCTGAACTGGAAGAAGAATCCGAAGAGCAAAACGACGTTTATTAACTTTTAGGTCTGCGGCGTCCTCGCGGTTTGCATTGCGGGGGCGCCTTTACTATTTTCTTTTAAACTTCTAATGCACATCAACTACATAACAACACCCGACACGTACACCGAAGCCATTGGAATTCTTACCCAACATAAAAAGATTTGTCTTGACTTCGAAACAACAGGGCTACAAGCAAGATTGGCTAAACCGCGTTTACTCCAGTTGTGCGACAGCAATCCAACTGATGAGGATCGTACTGTTTATGTTTTTGACTTATTTAAAGTTCAAGCTGACAGCGCGTTAAAAGAGTTAGTAGAGTCCCGCGAAATGATAATTGGTCAAAATTTAAATTTTGACTTGCAGTTCTTATATGAGTTAGGAATTGATTTTAAAAACAAAATTTATGATACTTACATTGCTGAGCGTGTATTACGCTCAGGTTTTAAAGAGAAAAAGATTAGTCCTCAAGCTCAAAAACCTTACTTTGCGGATTTGTCGTGCAGTTTAAAAGCCATCGCACTAAGGCGTCTTAACATTGAACTCGATAAAGAGCAGCGTCGAACAGATTGGTCTCAACCAGAACTAACGTTAGAACAAATAGAGTATGCAGCAAAAGACGTTGATGTACTGCCACGCATTGCCGCAGATCAACTGGAAGAGCTGCGTGAAGAAAATTTAACTCCTATTTATAGCGTCGAGTCGCAGTGTGTTCGCCCTGTGGCTTTAATGTGTTACACAGGATTTGGGGTTGATGTGACGAAATTAATGGTGTTACGTAAACGTATTGAGGATGAATTGGTTGCAAAAACCGAACAGTTTATTAACGAACTTGACTCTAGACTTCCAGAAGATTGCAAACTTCCAAGGTCTAGTGACGGTTCTATTGCTGTTGGAAAAAAACCAAAGAAAGAATTCAACCCCGGATCAACAACCCAGATCGTCAATGTCTTTAGTTCTTGCAATATCGAGTTGCCTAAAGATGCCGCGACGGGCAAGACCACGCTTAACCAAATCGCCCTCTCTGAGTTTGATAGCGAAGACTCAACCTTGATTCTGTACCGAGAGCGAACTAAGATTGAGACTAGATTAGAACATGTAAATAAATTAATTAGTAATATAAACCCTGTAACCCATAGGATACACTCTGGTTACAACCAAGTAGGTGCAAACTCCGGACGTTTTACCAGCAACGGATCGCCTAAGACAACTAAAACACAGGGAAAAACCGTTTATGCAGTAAACATTCAGCAAGTTCCAAGGTCAAAAGATTTTAGAGAATGCTTTATTGCTGCTCCAGGTTATAAGTTGGTTATTTGTGACTGGGCTCAAATCGAGTTACGCCTCGGTGCGGAACTCATAAACATAGCTCAGATGAAAGAAGCTTTCGTTAAAAACATTGACTTACATACCTTGACTGCCAGCCTGATATATAAAATTGATATTTCATCGGTAACAAAAGAGCAGAGGCAAGAAGGTAAGACTCTGAACTTTGCTCTTTTATACGGTATGGGTTATCGAAAATATAAAACCTATGCTGCTCAAAGCGGAAAGATGATTAGTTTATCGGAAGCTAAAATTGCTCACGCGGCATTTCACTTGGCTTACCCTCGCTTACGGGCGTGGCACCAAGAAAGAGCATCTCTGGTACAAGAGGGTTGGGCTTATATCCGAACAGCTTGCGGAAGACGACGGTTACTAAGCTACGATGACGCGACAATGATGTGCAGCGCCAACACACTAATCCAAGGAAGTGGGGCTGATATTTTAAAGTTGGCAATCGCGGATTTAAACAAACATTTAAATGAAGATGTTCGATTAGTCGCTGCTGTCCACGATGAATTGGTCCTTGAAGTAAAAGAAGAATTAGCTGAGACTTATAAAGAGATTCTTGAGACAACCATGATTAAATCGGCTGAAACAGTTTTAAAATCAGTTCCTTCTTCTGCTGACGCTTCTGTAGGAAGTTCATGGGCCGCAAAATGACTAAACTTGCAGAGAAATCTTTATTTTCAACACAGGTTGAAATGGCTGCAAAACCTGAGTTAACACTTCGAGAGGCGTGGGTTATCCAAAACCCAGATGGAGACTACTTACGTTCATTTTTACAAGACAATACGGTCGTTAGTTACTGTTCCGAACGAGACGACGCAGAATGGTTTAATACTTACGAAGAAGCTTCTCTTCGTGCAAAAACTCTAGATATAGTAGTTCGTAAAGGACACAAACTACACAGATTTATGACCAGAAGAATTAGCTTGTAAACTTGCTAACATGGAACAGAACTAAAAAAAACCATGCGCTTTGCAGGAGATACTTTTAGTCAGGTCGTAGAGCAAGAGGAGGAAAACCCCTCTAATCTAACTCGTTACTTCCCTGACTTAAAAAATATATATAAACCGGCTCTAAGAGTTAAAAAAGAGCAACCTAAGACAGATGCTACTTCTGTCTCAAGGACAATCAGCTAACTGTTAACCTTCTTCAAGTATTTATCTCGTGGCTTATTTTTTCGGTGGAAAACGATTAGAACCAGGTAAGCCTTTTTCGGCTGGGGATACAATGTTCCCAGAAAACTATTTAGATTTATCCACGCCGGAAGAAAAAAAAGCTCTCGGTATAACAGAACAAGAAGATCCAGAACCAGTTCGTATAGCTGGTGAAGGGCCTACTCCGTCAACAGAAGAAAATTCTTTAACAAACACAACCAATACAACTTCTTTTCCAGAAACAGATATAGATGCCTCGACTAAAGAGTTTTTAGACTCTTTAGGGCAAGACTTTTTTGATCAATATCTTAAACCTCAATATGCAGGCGATAGATTTAATGTACAAGATGGCAGACTTAAATATAACAAACCAGAGAATCAAAAAGGAGGTGTTATAAGATATGCAAGACCTGATAAGGTCGCTCCTTTGCCTACAGAATTCTTGCCCACTACAGGAGAAACACCTACTACACCTACTACACCTACTACACCTACTACACCTACTACACCTACTACACCTACATTTACGCCCCCACCTGGCACTTCCCCTTCTATAACCTACCCTTCAGCTCCGGATTTTAAAGCAGAAACTCCTTCTTCCGGGGGTGATGATGGCGGAGGTGATGATGGCGGAGGTGATGATGGTGGAAGAGATAACCCTCCTTTAGCTGACCCTCCAGGAAAGGATCCAGAAGAAACATTTAAAGTTCCGGACCCTACTCCTACACCTGACACTACTCCTACACCTGACACTACTCCTACACCTGACGCTACTCCTGCGCCCAAAGCCACACCGCAAATTATGGCGATGGAGAGGTTCTTCAACCCTAGTAAAGGTTTACACTTCTTTACTTCAAACCCTGCGAACGAAACACTAGGCGGTTATGGAGGAGAAGGAAAAGCATTTAATCTCTACGAAGACTCAAATTTGGCTGAGGGAGCAACCGATGTATTCCGTTTGTTTAACCCCCAAAGCGGAGATCACTTATTTACCACGAGTAAAGAAGAGGCTGATGCAGCATCAGCGGGAGGTTATAGAGCAGAAGGCGTTGCTGGAGAAGCTTACACAGAACGGAGAGAAGGCACGGAGGCAGTGGAGCGGTATTACAACCCAAACACAGGAGGTCACCTATTAACTAGTGATCCCGAAGAACAAAAAACGTTAGGATCTCTAGGTTATAACTATGAAGGGACTGCTTTTTACGCTCCTGCACAAACCGCCAGGGAGTCAAGTAAACCAGCAGAATCACAACCAAATGCGGTCGAACAATATTGGCAAGCTGCAAATAGTCCCCCCAAAACAGAACAAAACGAGCCAGAAAATTGGGGAGGAAGCTACCAATTTGGGGGTTGGGATGAAAATGGAAATACTATATATGTTCCTGTAAATGACAGTGGAAATTAATCTTGACTCAAGAAAAAAAATATCAACTTGGAATAACTCAAAAAGATAAAACTATAGAGTTACACGTTCATGCAAATAATAATAACCACGCGGTAGCTCAAGCAGAGGATATCTGCCGGGCACTAGATGCAAACTCTTATTTACTAAACTACGGAGATTGTAAACAAACTAACCTTTCTGATCTGTTTAAAAAATTAGCTTTAAACTTATTTGACTATAAACTATGTGAGCCTTGGAATGGTACATTTAGCAATAATGTTCCGTGTCTTTACGTATTTAAACAGCGTTATTATGTAAGAAATTTAATTTTAAAATACCTAGACGTTCCGCGAGAAGGTGCTGTAGCCCGCCCAAGTTGCAATTGTAAGTCGTGTATAAATCCATATCATTTCTCTTACAGAACCGGAAAAAACTCGAAATTAACTGGCGGAGATACCAATATGCTACTAGCATTCATAAGCCAAGGTTCTGGCGTAAGCCAAGCAGCCAAGGCACTAAAGGTGCATCGCTCAACCATTTATCGGAAACTAAAGCATGAACATTTTTCTGTTGGGTCTGAAAATAACAGACACCGCGCAGGATAACGAAGGCGTTATTAACGTCTTAGCTGATGCTCTCCCGTCAAACGACAAAAGAGTTTCAACAAAGGTCCAATTAATTCAGGACAAAAATCACTATGTAGGTAAACTACTACAACAATTAAGCAAAAACGATTCTGTTTTAGCTATTGGTCCTACACGAGCCACGGTTGACGGTGTGCTTCAAATGCAACCAATGCTAGTTATCTCAAAAGATAACTTCGATGACCTGCTGGCAATCAACTTGTTTATTGCTGCGGGCGGTCTGGGTCCAAAAGCCGATGAGGTTGAGCTCTCAGACACCACCGTCACGAATCGTTCCCTTGCTTGGCAAGCGGATAACGCCGAAACGTGTTGGTTTAAATTGACAGCATGGGCTGAATTATCCAAACAACTATCAGATTTAGCACCAGGCACACCGACTATTGCGGTCGGTAAAGTCTCTACTAGCGAAAAAGATGATAAAAATTACTTAAATTACACCTTGGATAAGATTCTTTATCTTCCCAAGTCATCGAAGTCCGCCCCTAAAAAAGCAGTGGATCCTGAAAAAGGTAAAATTGCTGCGGCGGCTATTGGTTCAATCGATTTTTCCCTTTAATTCAGGTACCTAATCATGGTTTTTATTGCCGGTAAATTTTCCGAAGACGAAATTCTCGCCAACGTTCCTCCCCACACACTACGAATTGACCTTCAAGCTCGCCGTTGGAAATCTGATGTAGACTCTGACTCTGCAATTATCGATGCAAACGATAACGGCATTCCAATTGAATTCATCCTTTTAGGTTTTACTCCCTATTACGGAAACCTTGGAATGCGGAACCAAGAAGAGTTCATGCGTATTGCTTTTATCGGTGTGACTCCGAAGCACCGGCTTTTGCCGCCACGCTGTGTAACTACCGCGATGATCTCAGGTAAATCCAGTCAAAAGAATTTTATCTCTTATTTTCAAACCCTGTACAACAACAGGATTAACTGCGCTTCAGTGATCACGTCTAGTAAGTTTGTGACTCGTTCTTTTAACGAACGGGATCCTGTAACGGGAGCAGACGGTGCCAAGATTAATTTTAATGCCTTGGAGTTTAAGGACCGTCCGGCTCAAAATGAGCTTGAAGAAAAACTGGTCGAGGACGTTATTGCGTGGCTCGATTCGACGGGAACTGAATCTGTAGTGCATTGCTTGAAATCTCACATCCCTGGTTCGGACTTGGTAGAGCTGCCCCTTGGCTCAGATCATTCTGAGATTAAAGCTCAGTTTGCCGCTGCAAGGCCGCAAGCTTTAGAGGGAACAGGAGTGGCTCGTATGTTTGCTCCTGTTGCTGCTCCAGCAGCAGAGGATGTAATCGTAGTTAAACCCGAACCCCCGCAGCCGAAACGAAAAAAAGCTGTTGAGCTTACGGAAGAACAGGCCAAAGCTTTAGGAGTTGATTTTTAGAGTACAGTAAACAAGTGAAGCCAATTGAGCGTCGGTAATTCCGGCGCTTTTTATTTTTAATTTTTATAATGTTTTGCCCAAACCCAGACTGCAACAGCGTTGTCACTAACGTTTTAACGGTCCGTCAGAAAAAAAATGGAAAAACCAGGCGTCGCTTTTGTCCCACGTGCGGTTTAAAATTTACGACAGAAGAGATTTTGTTAGTAAAAGATGGTCATAAATTAATAAATCCTTATAAAAAAGAAAGCAGAAACAAACAAGGTTCTTGTAATCCAGGAGCAATCTTAACAGATACAAATGTTAGAGATTTGAGAAGACTGTATAGAGAGGGCAAGACTCAAAAAGAATTGAGCATCAAATACGGTATGAGCAAGACTCAAATATATAGAATTATTCATCGCTTGAGCTGGAAGAACATTTAGTAGAGTTTCGTTTTAACGGATGGTCAACTTCACGTGGAGTTAAAAGTTCCGTTAACGGAGGAAGCATCACGCCAGAACGAACACACCAAGAAGACAAAGCCGAGAATAAACGTTTATGTAACAAATGTTGTCTATGTACCATTTCAAAAACCTCTATAAGTTGTTCTTTGTCCAGCTTCCTAGCGTCCCTGAGAACTCGCTGGTGTAAAAAATTCTGTTCTGTACCGAGCCACTCAAGATTTAACATTTAATAAACCTGGAATATGACGACTATAACCATTCCTCAGTAGACAGGCAACCTTCCTGTCATTACACTATGAATCTCCACATGATCCTCATGACCGACTTTTATGTAGTTCCAGATGGGGTGACCCATACGCTGATTAAGCACACGTTTATATCGGGAAACATCTTAGTTCCTTACGATCCGCAACACGTTTTAAGCACACAACTTCAAAAACATAAATATACAGTCACAACAAATGAAGACCCTAATAACTTATTAGATCCTATCTGGTGGGTGTCCATGCGAGAGAAAAAATACGATTGGGTCGTCTGCTCAACCATGGGTTTAAAAGACTACAGTGAATACATAATGGAATACGGAATGTCAATAGCGACTAATGGCATTGCTCTTTTAGATAGGTTATCTTTCTTAGAACCGGTGTTTAAACGAAGAACATTCCTTCTAAAGAATAAATTATCGAACATGGTTGTTTTGTCGCCACGGCCAAAATTTCGAGCTGTAGGTTCGACTAAAGACTCTGTAACAGCTTGTTGGTTTGTTTTCCAAAAACCGGACAAGTGGATGGATGGCACGATGATCAGTTACGCAGTAAATTGGGAAAACATTGGAGCCCTTCCGGAACTTCCAACATGACATCACGTAGCAGAAAATTCGAGCTTTTTCAAAAGGCTGTTGTAGACAACCTGACAAAGCTAAACGAAAAACTAGACAAGCTCTGTGCGCTAACCGTTTC